GGCCCACAGGAAGTTTCTCGTGTGCTCCTTTCTTCCTGCTGGTCTCGCTCACAACGGGCCCTAGAATCTAGTCCCTAATTGGCCCCAAACGCCCTCTATCTAAGGAGCAACTATGGGTAAAAGGGCCGCAACACCCTCTAAACCAGCTCGAACTGTAGAGCAACGCGAAGCGCAAATGATCAATCTGGCGCTTGAGCTTGCTGAGAAGCAGCTTCGAGAGGGTACAGCACCGGCAACCACGGTGAATCACTACCTCAAGCTCGCCTCCACAAGAGAACAGCTGGAGGTAGAGAAGCTGAGGAACGAAACAGCACTCCTCGAGGCGAAGAAGACGGCGCTCGTCAGCGCTGAGCAAGCTGAGAAGATTGCCAAAGAAGCCATCGAAGCCTTCCGTACATACTCTGGAGCGGGAGATGTTACGAACGTATACTGAACTGGCGCGCCTCGAGACCTTTGAGGAGCGGTTTGACTACCTAGCCCTCACCGGGCAAGTCGGTACAGCCACGTTTGGCTTCGATCGTTACCTGAACCAACGATTCTACACCTCGACGGAGTGGAAGAAGGTCAGGAACTTTGTTCTGGCTCGAGACGAAGCCTGTGACCTCGGGATCGAGGGGCTTGACATCAGATACATGCCGCTAATCCACCACATGAATCCGATTCAGCCCAAAGATCTCGAGGAATTCAATCCAGACATCCTCGAGCCGGAGTTTCTCATCACGACAACCAAGAATACCCACAACGCGATACACTTCGGAGACCGATCGAGGTTGACACCACGAGTTGTTGAGCGTCGACCGAATGATCAAGCTCCCTGGAGGATCTAATGGGAACCATTCTTGAAGATACTAAGAAGGCAATCGGCATCATGCCGGGTTATGATGTCTTCGATGACCAGATCCTGATGCACATCAACACTGCACGGATGGATCTCGCACAATTGGGGCCAAAATGTAACACCCCGATTGAGAAAGATACTGCCTGGACTGTCTTCGATTCGATCGACGACGAAGCGGCAATCAAGTCTTACATCGCCATGAAGGTTAAGCTGTTCTTCGATCCGCCGGGGAACTCCTTCTTGGTATCGGCCTATCAGAAGCTGATCGAGGAGGCAGCATGGCGACTGATCTATCAGACCGAGGGGAAGCAGAGGTAGAAGACCTCATTCACCACGGCGTAAAGGGCCAGAAATGGGGCGTCATTCGTAAGAAGGCTAGCGCTGGTCGGAAGGCCACCATCAAGGCTATCCATAAGAGCGGGCGATTCACCGCCAACGCCACCAAGACAACCATCAAGACTGCTCGAACTGGGGCAGCTAAGGTTCATAAGGCTAAGCAGGCTCACGATGCCAGAGTTGCCGGAAAGAAGCAGGCAAAGGCCGACGCAAAGGCCAGAAAGAAGTTCGCAAATCGCGGATACAAGAAGATCAGCGACTCCGAGCTTCAGTCCCGAATTAAGCGGCTGGAGCAAGAGAAACGCTATCGGGAGCTCAAGGCCGATCGCCACCTGGTTCGAGGTCGTGAGGTCACTCGGTCGATCCTCGAGAACTCTCTGACTAAGGCTGGAACGTACGCCGCAACCAAGGCTATGAAGACGGCTTTCGATAAGTCGTTCGATCCCGGTAAGACCGGAAAGTCAGCCGGAGAGACGCTCAAGAAAGCGGCAGAAAAGGCTAAGGAAGCCGCTGAGGCAGCTTCTGTCGTAGCCGAGGAGACCAAGAAGGAAGCCAAGTCTATTGGCGGTCCCGCTCTAAAGAAGGCTCCTGAGCGTAAGCAGATTGAGAAGCCTAAGTCGTTCAAGCAGACTAAGCCCTCGCCAAAGAAGAAGCGGTACCCTCGTAACCCGGGGAGCACTGCTAAGTAATGCTCTCGAACACCGCAGTACCAAAATACTACGGGCAGTTTCGTGACGCAGTCATCCGAGGCGAGATTCCAGTATGTGAAGAGATCTCATGCGAGATGAACCGGATTGACGCACTGGTCGCCAATCCCGAATACTACTACGACGATCAAGCCGTAGAAGGGTTCATCGCATACTGCGAGAACGAGCTTACTCTGTCCGACGGAGCCGACCTCCATCTTCTAGACAGCTTCAAGCTCTGGGCCGAACAGCTCCTTGGATGGTACTACTTCGAGGATCGCCAGGTCTTCGTCCCATATGAGGACGGAGTCGGCGGTCGCTATGAGACCAAAACCGTAAAGAAGCGCCTTACGATCAAGCAGTATCTGATCGTTGCTCGTGGAGCAGCGAAGTCGATGTATATGTCTCTGATCCAGAACTACTTCCTGGTGATCGACACTACTACGACACATCAGATCGCTACGGCTCCGACCATGAAGCAGGCTGAAGAGGTGATGGGTCCATTCCGGACCGCCATCACTCGAGCCCGAGGTCCGCTGTACAAGTTCCTGACTGAGGGATCCATTCAAAATACAACTGGCGCGAGGGCTAACCGCCAGAAACTGGTTGCTACGAAGAAAGGTGTGGAGAACTTCCTCACCGGATCCCTTCTCGAGGTTCGACCCATGTCCATCGACAAGCTACAGGGTCTTCGACCCAAGGTTTGCACGGTGGATGAGTGGTTATCCGGCGACATCCGTGAGGACGTGGTCGGCGCACTCGAACAGGGTGCCTCGAAGATCGATGATCCAGTGATTCTGGCCGTATCATCCGAAGGAACCATCCGCAATGCGGTGGGCGACACCATGAAGATGGAGTTGCTCAAAATACTGAAGGGCGAATACATCGCCCCTCACATCTCAATCTTCTACTACCGCCTTGACGACATCAAGGAAGTAGCAGATCCTGCTATGTGGGTGAAAGCCCAGCCGAACATTGGCATCACTGTCTCTTATGATCGGTATCAGCAGGACGTCGAGCGAATGGAACAAGCACCGGCAGCTCGAAACGACATCCTCGCCAAGAGGTTCGGGATTCCCATGGAGGGATACACGTACTTCTTCACCTACGAGGAGACGATCCCGCACAGGAAGAATACCTTCTGGAATATGCAGTGCGCTATGGGCGCCGACTTGTCCCAGGGTGATGACTTCTGTGCGTTCACCTTCCTGTTCCCGCTCAGGAACCAGGCTTTCGGCGTAAAGACGCTGGCATATATATCTGAGCTGACGCTCATGAAGTTGCCGGGCGCTCTGCGCCAGAAGTATGACGAGTTTATCCAAGAAGGAAGCCTCCGAGTTATGGAGGGTACCGTCCTGGACATGATGGAGGTCTACGAAGATCTAGACCAGTACATTGATGAACAGAAGTACGACGTCTCGGCGTTCGGGTTCGACCCATACAACGCCAAGGAGTTCGTGACCCGGTGGGAACAGGAGAACGGACCGTATGGTATCGAGAAGGTTATTCAGGGAGCTAGAACAGAATCGGTCCCCCTCGGGGAACTGAAGAAGCTGGCCTCTGAGCGACTTCTCATCTTCGACCAGGAACTCATGTCTTTTACCATGGGTAACTGCGTCACTCTTGAGGATACCAACGGAAACCGAAAGCTACTGAAGAAACGCTCGGAAGAGAAGATCGACTCAGTAGCTGCTCTGATGGATGCCTTCGTGGCATACAAGATCAACAAGGAGGCATTCGAATGAGCAAGGAGGTGAAATGGGTCTTAGTGATCGATTGAGCCACGCCTGGAATGCATTTACCCGATCTCCGGACAAGAAGAACTTCACTCCCGAATATGGAGCATCGTTCTTCGGTAATCCGGCAGTGAATTACCGTCCTGTCGTCGGGGATCAGACGATCGTCACAAGCATCTACAACCAGATTGCTATCGACGTGGCGAATGTTCCAATCCGACATGTTCGGACAGACGACAACGGTAATCTCAAGAGCTACATCAATAGTGATCTTGATGATTGTATGTCGCTCAGCGCTAATATCGACCAGACCGGACGAGGATTCTTCCAGGATCTAGTCCTTACGCTGTTCGAGGAAGGCGCAGTAGCGATTGTTCCCGTGGACACGAACGTTAATCCCGACATGACTCAGGGATACGACGTCCGGTCGATGCGAGTCGGTACCATCATACATTGGTACCCTCGGCACGTCCGAGTCGAAGTCTACAACGACCAGACTGGACAGCGAGAACAGCTGACTCTTGAGAAAGAGTTCGTAGCGATCGTCAACAATCCGCTCTACAGCGTGATGAACGCTCCGAGCTCTACGCTGCAGCGACTAACACAGAAGCTACATCTGCTCGATGCGATTGATCGACAGTCTGGATCCGGTAAACTGGACATTATCATTCAGCTTCCATATGTGGTCAAGACTGAGCTCAAGAAGCAGCAGGCAGAAGCTAGGCGAAAGGCGATTGAGGAACAGCTCGCTGGTTCCCAGTATGGTATCGCTTACACCGATGGTGCCGAGCGAATTACCCAGCTGAACCGACCGTCCGAGAACAACCTCATGAGCCAGATCCAGTGGCTCACTACGCAGCTGTACAACCAGCTCGGAATGACCGAGGATGTCTTCACCGGCAAGGCCGATGCTCGACAGATGCTGAACTACCAGAACCGAACGGTTCGTCCAGTTCTGAAGGCGATCACGGATGCCATCACCCGGACTTTCCTCACCAAGACTGCCCGAACGCAGCGACAGCGGATCATGGCGATTGAGGATCCGTTCCTCAACGTCCCGCTGGAGGAGATGTCCAAGCTGGTCGACTCCGTCAAGCGCAACGAGATCGGTACCGCCAATGAGCTTCGTCCGAAGTTCGGCTGGGCCCAATCTGAAGACGAGACGGCAAACCAGTTGGTGAACTCCAACATCAATCCGATGGGCGAGGAACAGCCGCCTGGCGAAGAGCCGGTCGACGACGTCCCTGCATCGGAGGTACCAATTTCCGAACTGATGGAGAGTAGTCAAAATGGCAGTTAAGTGCGATTTCTCTGGCTACGCCACGAAGAACGATGTTCGGTGCTCGGATAACAAGGTCATCCGACACGGGGCATTCGCGGCGTACGATGGGAAGACTGTACCTCTGGTCTGGCAGCACAAGCACGGAGACGTCGAGAACGTCCTCGGGCATGCCGACCTTGAGGTTCGTGAGGATGGCGTCTACGCCTACGCCCACCTCAACAACACCGATCGTGGCCGGACCGCTCGAGAGATGGTCAAGAACGGCGACATCAAGGCGATGAGCATCTACGCCACCCACGTCCGGGCTCGGGGCAATGACGTTGTCCACGGCGAGCTCGTTGAGGTGAGCCTGGTGCTACGCGGCGCTAACCCTGGCGCACTCATCGACCAGGTCTCCATCGAGCATGGTGACGACGGCGATGAGATCGAGGCTGTCATCTACACGGATGCACAGCTGGACTTCGTCTCGCACGGTGATGACGTCGAGGACGAGGATGAGGACTTCGAGGCGGAGGAGACGGACGACGTCGAGCACGCTGAGGAGGAGCCGGAGGCCGATGAGGCTGAGGGCGACGAGGACGACCCCACGCTCGGGGAGATCTTCGATGGAATGACCGAGGAGCAGAAGACGGCGGTCTATGCCATCGTCGGACAGCTCGTCGATTCCGTAGATGAAGAGGCGGAGGAGTCTGAGACTGAAGAGGTCGAGGACACCGCCCATTCCGACACAACTGAGGATACTATGGCTCACAAGAACGTGTTTGAGGGCTCCGCTACCACCGAGGAGCTCCCCGTCCTGACTCACGCCCAGGTCGAGACCATCTTCGAGGACGCTCGCTCCAGCGGCTCCCTGAAGCAGGCCATCCTGGCCCACGCCGACGCTTACGGCATCAAGCAGATCGAGACCCTCTTCCCGGAGGCCAAGGATCTGTGGAACCAGCCGGAGTTCATCAAGCGTAAGACCGATTGGGTCAACTCCGTCGTTGGTGCTGCCAAGCACTCGCCCTTCTCCCGCATTCGCACTCGCTTCGCCGACATCACTGCTGACGAGGCCCGTGCCCGGGGTTACATCAAGAGCAATAAGAAGGAAGACGAGGTCTTCACGCTGCTGCAGCGTGTCACCTCGCCGACCACCATCTATAAGAAGCAGAGGTTGGATAGGGATGACATCCTGGACATCACTGACTTTGATGTCGTCTCCTACATCCGCGGCGAGATGAAGATCATGCTTGAGGAGGAGCTCGGTCGGGCCGTCCTCATCGGCGATGGTCGCCAGGCCTCCTCCAAGGACAAGATCAAGGAGGACTGCATCCGCCCGATCTACAAGGAGGACAGTCTCTACGCTCCTCGTGTCATCCTGGCCAAGGAGACCACCACCGAGGACGTCCTGGACTCCATCGTCCGCGCCATGGATGACTACGACGGCGCTGGCAACCCCACCTGGTTTGCTGAGCCCCACATGGTCACCGAGATCCTGCTCCTCAAGGACAAGATGGGTCACCGTCTGTTCCGCAGCGTCTCCGAGCTGGCCGACTACGTCGGCGTCTCGAAGATCGTCAAGGTTCCGCTCATGAAGGGCCTGCAGCGCAGCTCCGCCAAGAACGGCACCGTCGATGCCCTCGGTATCATCGTCAACATGTCCGATTACACCATTGGTGCGGACAAGGGTGGGCAGCTCTTCGCTGCCGAGGACTTCGACATTTCCTTCAACCAGTACCACTACCTGCTGGAGACCCGCCTCTCCGGTGCGCTGACTCACCCGAAGTCGGCCATCATCGTTGAGCGGAAGACCGAGACTGGTAACGTCGTCGCGGAGCCGTGATAGATGGCCAAATTCTTCGGCGAGATAGGATTTGTAACTCAGGTCCAGACCGAGCCGGGAATTTGGGAAGACAAACCAATCGAGAAGCAGTACTATGGCGATGTGTTTCGTGAAGCACGCCGCTTTGGTGCCAGCGATGAGGTTCTGGGGAGTATCAACCTCAGCAACCAGATCAGCATTATCGCTGACGGGTTCTTAACGGATAACATCCAGAACCTCAAGTACGTACGCTGGATGGGGGGACTTTGGAAAATCTCCTACGTGGAGCTGAAGTTCCCCCGTCTGGTTCTCGAGTTGACGGGGGTGTATAATGGACCGACGCCTAGCTCTCCATGAGAAGCTGGTAGAGATCCTCGGGTCAGATAAGGTCTACTACCAACCACTCCCGTCACTTAAGCTCTCGTATCCGTGTATCGTATACGAGCGGCATCCGGGTGATCCGATGTACGCGGACAACCTCAAGTATATCAAAGCAAACCGGTTCCAGGTTACTCTGATTGCCCGGCATCCCGAGGACCCGACAAGAACGAAGATCGAGGACCTTTTGTTCAGCCGCCATGAGTCTCGACTCGTAGCGGATAACCTCTATCACGACATCTTCGACGTCTACTATTAGGAGTTAACATGGCTGCACTTGTCTGGGACAAGACTGGTGAGCGCCGTATTGAGACTGGTGTCGACCACTGTGCACTGTATGTGTACGACCCGGCACAGAAGACCTACGGTAAGGGCGTTGCTTGGAATGGTATCACCGCCATCTCCGAGAAGCCCGAGGGCGCTGAGGCTACTGACCTTTACGCCGACAACATTCTGTACCTCTCGATGCTCTCGGCCGAGAAGCTGAAGGCTACCATCGAGGCTTACACCTACCCCGACGAGTTCGAGCAGTGTGACGGTTCCGCCACGCTGACGAAGGGCGTCAAGATCGGTCAGCAGGACCGACTGGCTTTTGGTCTCGTCTACCGCACCAAGATCGGTGACGACGTGGCTGGTCAGGACAAGGGCTACAAGCTCCACATCCTGTACGGCTGCAAGGCCTCTCCTTCTGAGAAGGGCTACAAGACCGTCAACGACTCTCCCGAGGCGATCTCCTTCTCTTGGGAGCTGTCCACCACGCCGGTCAATGTGTCCGGCGCCAAGCCGACCTCGCTGCTGACCATCTCGTCTCTCGACGTCGACGCCGGCAAGCTGAAGACCCTTGAGGCCAAGCTGTTTGGTTCCGACGCCGCTCAGGGTGGAGGCGGGGCTCTCGAGCCCAAGCTCCTCCTGCCTGACGAGATCAAGGCGCACTTCGCAGGCTGATATACCACACCGGGGGCTCAGAGACCTAGACTCCTGGGCCCTCGGTGCCTGCAATGCTTATAGTTTCTATCCCGGATCTCGACGGGTTTGACGAGGAGACAGGTTCGTTTGTCTCCATGCCTGGCGGAATCCTACACCTGGAGCACAACCTGGTCGCGCTGTCAAAATGGGAGTCAATCACCCATAAACACCTCATTGGTAACGACAAAGTCGCCCCTGAGGAGATGGCCCTCTACATCAAGTGCATGATAACAGATGAAGAGTACGACCCGTCGCTCCTGGATAGGATCCCCCCATCTGAGGTCGATCGTATTAGCGCCTATATGGGCGACACGATGACCGCAACCACCATCCGTGAGACTGGTGGCGAATCTGGGTCTGGTGAGTACACCTCATCCGAGTTGATCTACTATTGGATGATCGCTTGCCAGATTCCATTCGAGTGCGAGACCTGGCACATCAACCGACTACTCACACTCATTCGGGTATGTAACCAAAAGAACCAGCCCGATAAGAAGATGTCCCAGTCCGAGATTATGGAACGGAACAGGGAACTCAATAGAGCCAGGCGAGCTAAGCTTGGTTCGAAGGGATAACGATGATCAGTCACGAAGACATTCCCGAGGAGGCGCTTGCTCCGCAGGCCCACATCGGAACTGATCCCATGGAGGACAAGGAGATTCACGTCTCCCAGACTACTGAGGTGATGAAGTGAGCGCCGCAGACAACGTACTCGCTCGCGCCGCAGCGAGGATTGGTTACTATGCACCAGACGACCCTCAGCCCGGATCCGAAGCTGGCCGATACTGGGCCGCTCGAACTGGTCAGCAGTGGCTTGCTGGACCGTCCGACTCTGTTTGGTGGTGCATGCTCTTCGTCAGCATGTGTCTGGACGAGTGCGGGCAGATTGACGCTATTGGAGGATTCTCCTTTAACACTGACTACACCGTCAACAAGGTCCGCCAGCACCCTGACGCTTACTTCGTATCGGTTTACGACGCCCGACCTGGCGATGTCGTCATCTACGACTGGGACGGTGGCGGCACGGACCACGTGGGCTTCGTCGAGAAGAACCTTGGCGGGGGCACGCTCCAGACGATTGAGGGGAACACCTCGTCTGGCAGCTATGGCTCTCAGTCTGCTGGGAATGGTGTTTGGCGGCGTGTCCGCAATCAGTCGATCGCTTATGTGATTCGCCCGGCTTATACCGACTCTCCGAGCAACACGGCTCCTGCTGGCCCCGCTGACATCCGCGCTCTGCAGCGTGCAGTCCGGGCTACCCCCGACAACGTCGCCGGTCCGAACACTCGGTCTCGTTGCTATGCTCTTGCCGCGGCTTCCGAGTGGGGGGGTAAGACCTTCCCCTTCGGCGTGGCCTTCACGCAGTCCGTGGTTGGCACTGAGCAGGACGGGATCTGGGGTGAGGGCTCTGAGGAGGCGCACGACTCTACTGTCGAGGCCGTTCAGGCAGCCGTCGGCGCTGAGGTCGATGGCGTCTACGGCGCCGAGACAAACACCAAGGTGAACGCCCTGCTCGACAGGTCCGAACAGCCGTAGGAGGCTCAAAATGGCAGCGCCATACTGTACTTTAACGGGAACTATTCCCGGAGGAGAGAATGGTCGGGCTACTGTCCGAATCATTCCTGACGTGAAGGGTGCTACGGCTACCGTCGACGGTGCCGCAGTCTCGATGCGCGAGATCGTGGTTCGGACAGACCAAGCTGGTGCTGTCAACATCGAGGTGCTGGCTCCGGGCGCTGGAGTAACCCCCTCTGGCGCCTGGACCCACACCGTCTATGTCGACTCCCCGGAGTGCGACCTTGTCAAGCACGTGGTCCTCTCTCAGGGTGATACCGTCGACATCATGACCGTCGACCCCACATCTGAGATCTCCCCGCTTCCGTTCGGCGGTGGAGTTGGCGGTGGAGCTGGCACACCTGGCCCTCGTGGTCCACAGGGACCTACCGGGCCTAAGGGTGATCCAGGTCCTGCTGGCCCTCCCGGACCTAAGGGCGACGCTGGCGAACGGGGGCCTGCTGGGCCAGAAGGCCCTAGGGGTCTTCAGGGTCCTCCTGGACCTGCCGGAGGCGGAGCTGGAGGGACCCCTGTTCCTGGTCCCGAAGGACCGAGAGGCCCTGTTGGCCCTCCTGGACCGAAGGGAGATCCGGGAATTCAGGGTCCTCCTGGACCAAAGGGGGATAACGGTCTTCCCGGCCCTACTGGTCCCGCCGGAGCAAATGGTCAACCAGGACCCAAGGGCGAGAACGGTGCGGTAGGTCCTGCTGGCCCTCCTGGACCGCAGGGTCCTCCCGGACCTGCAGGAGAGCGTGGTCCTGCCGGACAGGATGCAGTCACTCCTCAGCTCGATCAGTACCTTACCAAGGCTGAGGCAGCTCAGATTTATGGCGAGAAGGCAGATGTTGAGGATGCTCTTCGTCAGACCAACCCGTTTAAGAATGGTGCCCGATACTACTCGCCAGTGACCTATTACTGGCCTGACTACTACCAGGATGGGAAGCCGGGTCAGTTCTCTAAGTGGGCTCAGACACTGAAGTTCCGAGACAACCTCGGATACGTCATCCTTAATCGCAACAGTGGTGACTGGGAGGCGCAGGAAGTCGACTTCCAGAAGCAGGGAGAGCTTGCTCTCGGCGCTGGAGCTAAGAAGGTACTGTTCTATATCAAGACCCAGTACGGCGCAGCGATTCATCCTGATGATGAGGCGAATCGAGGCATTCCGAATGCCGCCAAGTTCACCAAGGAGTACATCCTTGAGCAGCTGAAGCGAGCAAAGCATTGGTATGGCGATCTGGTTCAGGGAGTCTTCCTTGATGAGGTCATCAACGGATGGGATGCTCGCAAGGACCGACTGCCCTGGTACAAGGATCTGATCGACACGATCCGCCGTGAGAACGGTATTGACTTTGTGATCGCCATCAACACCGGATCTAACATCTCTCAGGAGGTGTGTGACCTAGACTTCGACGTCTGTATGATGTTCGAAGGTACGGCGGCCAAGTTCCTCGAGGAGAACCCCACTTCGCCGATCCTTCCGGACCACATGAAGGCCTATCCGTCCACTCGGTGGTGGGCTGTGGTTCACTCTGTCACCTCGGAGAACTACCAGAAGGTCTTTGATAAGGCGGATAACCTCGCCATTAGCCATCTCTACGTCACCGACGGCTTCCTTATCGAGGATCCTCAAAATGGTGGTCAGTGGCACCCGGTTGGCAACCCCTACGAGAATCCCCCGGGCGCTGAGATCCGTGAGCTGATCATCCCGTGGCTCAAGGGGTACCTGAAGCTCAAGCTGAAGGTCGATAATCTCAAGATTCCGGAGGTACCGAAGATGATTGTCCTCGGTCCTGATGATCCGGTACCTGCTGGGACTCCGTCCGGGACGGTGATTGTTAGGCGGGCCAAGTAATGGCTAGCGTATTCCCAGTAATTGGTGCATGGTGGGGAGGTAATGGCGCTCGAATAGGTGACGGGCGTCTGATCCGAAAGGGATCCAGCTCCACCCCATTCGAGAGTGCTGCCTATACCGTCGGTGATCGTAAGTGGACGGTCGAGATAACGTATACGGCGGATAGAGATACCCAGCTCGCCATGAGAGCGAACTGGTTCCAGGCCGGTAAGCAGAAGACCGATAAACAGGACTTCATCACCACCTGGAATATCCGGGGCGGTACTAATGCGGCGATCAAGTTCGACTTCGAGCTTCCAAATAACGCCTATCCAATGTGGACGCCATCCATTGCGATTCCGGGTACGGCTCAAGACATTACTATCCATAACTTCAACGTCTATGAGACGCCTAAGCCAGGATTGCATGTCCATTTAGCTACTGGTAGCGGATCTGAGGCTAATGGTTTTGGTACTACTTCGCTACGAAGTACCGGTGCTGAGATCGGCGACCTTATAGTTGTATTCTATGCTTCACAGTTTGGAGACACCAAAGCCAGACCTCCTGCTGGCTGGGATTTCCAATACAACCATGACGCCGGTGGGCGATCTGGGTATGTAGCTGTAAAACGGGCTACAAAAGCTGATCTTGATGGCAACTTCAAGTTCAATAGTGAAGTCGCCACCAATGCTAGAGAGAACTTTGTCTTATTCTCGATCGGCGGGGCATCCAATTATAAGATACATACCTGGCAACCAGGTATTCCCACTCTCGATAAGACCAAGAAAAATCTAGTAGCTGTACAGTATCACGCACCATCTTCTCGAGATGAACCAGTATGGTATCCCCCAGGTACCGACCCAATCGCTAGAGGCGGTAAACGTAACCGAGGATCCTCGTGGTCGATGACCATCGGAGCACTGGCTTCGTCAGTGAAGGATTCATACGGCGCTAAGGCTTATGCCTGGGTAGAACTTGAGGAAGAGAATCCAGAACCTCCAGCCGTAGTCACTCCTGGTATAGAGATTACCGATTCTGGAAATTCCAATCCGGTATTCGTATATTGGAATGGGGAACTGCAGCCGTCTACCATGCGTGCCGTGCCAAGAGGATACTCCGACATACACACCATGATGGACACTCGCGGCTTCCTGATCGCCCACAGAGGAGGATCCGTCAGCTGGCCTGAGGCCTCGATCCGGGCATATACAAACGCGGTTATGTTCGGAGCAGGGGCTTTGGAGGTCTCATGCCAGAAGACGAAGGATGGTGTATGGTTCCTCAACCACGATCGCACCCTCCAGCGTGTGGATAAGACGGCTCCAGATACCCCCGTCACCGAGATGACATGGGCGGACATCCAGAAGTACCATACCATCGGAGAACCATTCATGACTGTCGAGGAGTACTTCGCCGCCTATGGGTCCAGTCACATCACTGTCCTGGATCCGAAGTACTCGGCTGCTGAGTGGCAAGATCTAAAGAAGTTCTTCCCGACTGATGCCCATGGGCGAATCATCTGGAAGTTCTCAATCGATGCTGGATGGCTTGCTAACCAGTGGAAGGCCGATGGTTGGAAGTGCTGGGGATACTCGTATCCAGATCAGGTAACTGATGGCCGGATCAACGAGTGGTACAAGCCATGGGACTACATCGGTATGTCCTTCGATGCCAGCGATGAGGTTTGGAACCGAACTACCGGACTCGGCAAGCCGGTATGGGGGCACATCTGCCCAACCCGAGACGCCTATGACCAGGCTATGGCCAAGGGCGCCATCGGATGTATGGTCTCTGGAGTGGCCAACATCTACTCCGAATCTCTAGTCTAGGAGAATCATGATTACGATCGAGAGCCAGGGAGACTGGAAACTCACCAGGAATTGGTTTGACAGAATGACGAAGTTAGACCTGGCTCTGATCATGAATCAGTTCGGCAAGGAGGGGGTTTCTGCTCTCAAAGCGGCGACCCCCTCCAGGTCGGGCGAGACGGCAGCTAGTTGGAACTATGAAGTCACCAGAACTGGAGAGAACTGGAAGATAACCTGGACTAACTCGCATGTAAACAACGGCGTAAACATCGCCGTCATCTTGCAATATGGTCACGGCACCCGCAACGGTGGGTATGTCGTAGGCCGAGACTACATCAATCCCGCTATCAGGCCCGTATTCGACAAGATAGCGAAGAAGGCCTGGAAGGAGGTCACTAAGTAGTGGCAACTATTGACGAGCGGGTAGTCTCGCTCAAGATGAATAACAAGCAGTTCCTGTCCGCAATCAAGGAATCCGCGTCCAGTATGGACCGTCTCAAGGATTCACTCAAGATGCAGGGGGCTGCTGATGGCCTTTCTCGAATTGGAGAAATCGCTAAGAACACCACATTAGGCGATCTAGCGACCAAGGCTCTGGACATCGGCAAGAACATGACTGTGATGCAGGGGCTTGCCGTCACCGCATTCGGTGGAATTGGTGTCGCGGCTCTTAATGCTGGTCGAAGCGTGGTCTCTGGCTTCATCGGAACCATCAAAGACGGCTTTAATGAGTATGAGCTCAAAATGAGAGCCATTCAGACCATTATGGCCAACACTGTTGAGAAGGGGACTACCCTCGGTGAGGTTAAGACCTCTCTGGCCGAGCTGAACACCTATGCCGATAAGACGGTATACAGTTTCAGCGACATGACTCATGCCATTGGTCTGTTCACCGCAGCTGGTGTCGATCTTCAGACATCTGTGGCATCAATTAAGGGTCTGTCTAACCTCGCGGCGGCCTCGGGTTCAACTGCCCAGCAGACAGCCACGGCATACACTCAGCTTTCTCAGGCTATCGCGGCTGGCGCAGTCCACCTTCAGGACTGGAACTCACTGGTCCAGGCAGGTATGGGTGGAGAGTCATTCAGGAACGCTCTTATCGAGACCTCCCGAATGATGGGTACTGGTTACGATGAGGCTATCGCTAAGGACGGTAACTTCCGAGAGTCACTCAAGGAAGACTGGCTGACTGCCCAGGTCATGACGACCACCCTTACTGCTCTGACGAATGACCTCTCAGAGGCACAGCTTGTGGAGATGGGGTACTCCGAAGAGCAGGCCCACAAGCTCAAGCAGTTCGCCCAGGGTGCATTTGATGCCGCGACTAAGATTCGAACCTTCAGTCAGCTAGTAGACACCACTAAGGAAGCAATCGGCTCCGGATGGGCTGAGACATTCGAAATTCTGTTCGGTGACTTTGAAGAGGCATCAGTTCTATTCACGTCTATTGGCGATTGGCTCGGTGGCGTTATTAAGTCCAGCGCTGACGCGCGAAACGGATTCCTCCAGATGTGGAAGGATCTTGGAGGACGGGCATCCCTTGTCCAGGGTCTGGCCAATATCTTCTGGGCCATTGTCAAAGTTCTCGGACAGATCGGAACTGCCTTCCAACGAGTGTTCATGAATGCTAGCGCTGAAGGTCTTGTTCGCATCACCAAGGCCTTTGAGAACTTCACGTCTAAGCTCATCATCACGAACAACTTCGCTGATAAGCTTGAGTGGACATTCACCGGTCTGTTCTCAATCTTCCATATCTTCGCCACGATTCTCGGCGAGGTGGCGCAGGTAGTCTTCACGGTTGCTTCGCACATCATTAGTGCTCTGTTCCCGGCGTTTACCGGGATCAACTCTGGTGTATTCCAGATCACCAAGGTGATTGGTAAGGCGATCTACTGGTTTGACCAGTGGTTCACCAAACTCGATCTCGGTGGCAAGATCCTGAAGCTCCTTCTCCCGCCGATTGATCTTGTCGGTAAAGCCATCAAGTGGGTTGTGGATAAGATCCACGACTTCATCATGTGGATCGACTTTACTGGCAAGGTCCAGGGCGCCGGAGAGGGTCTTAAGAACCTTGCGTCGAAGTTCGGGCTTGTTAAGGATGCTCTTAAGAACTCGGTCATCGGTCGTGAGTTCTCTGCCGCTATGGATTCCATCAAGAGCGGAGTCGATAAGGCCAAGTCCAAGATCAACGAGTTCGCCGGTAGTGTCGGAGACAAGCTGAAGGCTAAGCTCGTCTCTGGTAAGGCGGCTCTGTCTGACTACTTCAAGGGATTCCAGCTCGGAGACATGTCTTCAGCAGAGGCGATTGTCGCTTCTCTCGGCACTAAGTTCGATGAACTGGGCCAGAAACTCAAGATCTCCGAGAAGGTACAGTGGCTCAAGGAGAAGCTCGTTGAGCTGAAAGACGCCCTTGTCGAAACTTGGAACACCATTCAAAATAGTGGTGTTTGGGACAAGCTGGGTAAGGCTTTCTCCGATGTCGGAAGCAAGGTCAAAGACGTGGCCCTCTCCTTCCGAGACTGGGTTAACAGTCACGGAGAGGTAAAGACTAAGGCTAAGGAGGCTGCGGGAGCAGTTTCCGAGGTTGGAACCGCTGCAGCCCAGGCTGCTAAGGAGACAGGTCAGGCCGCTAAGGAGAACTTCCTCAAGAAGTGGTTTGAGGACATTAAGCAGGTCGCTCGAGCCGTACACCTTCCGGAACTCTTCGACACTATCAAGCAGAAGTTCGTCGAGTTCAAGGACTTTGTCGTTAACACCTTCGCCCCCAAGGTGAAGGAGGGCGCAAAGAACGCATTCGGCTCGATCGGTACCGCGATGAGTCAAGCGAACTCCAACCTCAAGTCTTATGACATGGGCAAGATCCTTGTCGGGGCCATTGGCGGCGGAGTGCTTATCGCCTTTACTCGATGGATCAATTCCTTTAAGGAGAACTTTGACAAGATCGGAAATGTTGCTGACAAGCTCGGTAACGTCTTCGATAAGCTCGGCGGAGTCCTCGAGGCATTCGAGCAGAAGGTTAAGGCTAAGGCTCTCCTAACGATCGCTATTGCCCTCGGAGTTCTTGCGGGTGCGCTGATCCTGATGTCTCTGGTCCCTGCGCCAAAGCTACTAGTCACTCTTGCGGTCTTGAAGTTCCTATTCAAGATGATGGATGACATGCTTGAGTCCATGACCAAGATGGTGGCCTTCAAGAATGACAGCGTTCGTATTGTGGCTATGCTCATCGCTATGGGCGCAGCCATGATCTTGATGGCGACAGCTGTCCGAATTCTTGCCGGAATGGATCTCAAGGGTGCCGTAGTCGGTCTTGCTGCCATGAAGATCCTGATGATGACCATGCAGGAGTTCATGACCAAGATGGCTGCCACCAAGGGGGTCGAGAAGGGCGCTGGAATCCTTCTTGCTCTCGCTGCATCGTGTGTTATTCTATCTCTGGCAGTGTACACCCTTGGTTCTATGGACACTGGTAAGGCTATCCAGGGCGTCGTTACTCTTGCAGCAATCGTGGCGATCTTGTCTGGGTTCATGATGGTCGTTAGTAAGGACCCCTTCATGGGTAAGGGCGCTGCGATCCTCCTGTCTCTAGCTATATCTTGCAATATCCTTGTCGCAGCAATCTGGATGCTTGGGACGATGGATACCGGAAAGCTCCTCCAGGGCGTAATTGCTCTCGGTGTAGTTATTGCCGAGCTGTCCATCGCAATGGCTATCGCAGGTAGGGCTAATGCACGTGGAGCGGCAGCCATCATAGCTATGTCAGCAGCAGTTATTGTCCTAACTGGAGCCGTGGCTATCCTCGGAAATATGGATATCATGACTCTCGCTAAGGGACTTATAGCTCTCGCGGCTGGTCTCGCTATTCTGGCGATCTCGATGGCTGCGGCAGACGCCTTCAAGGAAGGTGCTATTGCTCTCGGAATTGCATCTGTCGCATTCCTCGCTCTGGCCTCTGCTATGAAGACCCTGTCTGGAATCACTTGGACACAGCTAGCTATCGGGCTTATTGCTCTTGCCGGTGGTATGCTTATCCTAGTTGCAGCAGCTGCTGGTGCGCAGTACTTCGCTGTCGGTATGATCGTCCTTACTGCAGCGCTACTCGCACTAGGCCTGGCCCTCCTCCCGATCTCGATCGGCATGGCTGCCTTCGCAGCAGTACTAGGTATTGCTGCTACTACTGGTGCTGCCGCATTCTTGGTCCTTACCGAGGGACTAAAGCAATTGGCTGCCATCCTACCACAGGTGGCGATCGATTTGGCAAACGCCATTGCCAACTTCATCATCACCCTGGGTGCTAAGGCTCCGGAGCTTGCGGTGGCTATGGCTCAGTTGCTTGGCGCTATCATCTATGCCATCAACGCCAATATCCCAGGTATTGTTGCGTCATTGTTCATCCTGATCCAGGCGATGCTCACGGAGTTGGCTAACCACGCCTATGAGTTCGGTGAGAAGGGCGCTACTATCCTGGCAAACTTCCTGAATGGAATTGCGGACAACATCGGCAAGGTCATTGACGCTGCCACCAACGTCATCCTCAACTTCCTTGATGGAATTGCTAGGAATGGTCCGAAGATCATTGACAAGGGTATGTGGACGGTCCTCAAGCTTCTTGAAGGTGTTCGCGATGCTATTAACAAGTACGCTCCTCGTTTCAACAAGGTTGGTCGAGAGATTGCTTGGGCTATTGTCGACGGTATGACCAACGGTCTCGCATCCAAGGCCTGGAGCTTCGGTGAGTCTATGCTGAACGTAGCCAAGAAGGGTTACAACAAGGTCAAGAGCTACTTCAAGATCCACTCTCCTTCTCGACTGATGATGGAGCTCGGTGGATACGTCGGTGAGGGTCTTGCTATAGGTATCGAGGATACTGGTGATCGTGTTGCTGATGCCGGCGGTAGTATGGCTGGCGCAGCTTACGACGCTATGTCAAAGGCGCTCGATGGAGTAAACGAACTCATTGAGGACGACCCATCCTTCAAGCCCGAAATCAAGCCCGTTCTGGATCTCACTGAGATGCAGAAGCAGGCTAAGGGTATCAACAACTTCATGCCCGCCATCGGAGTCACGGCTCAGGCAGCTAATGCTGCTCGGCCTCCTGCTCCGATCGCAGTTGACAATTCTGACAAGAATAGTCAAAATGGTGTTACAAACATCACCTTCAACCAGACCAACAACTCGCCTGAGGCGCTGGATGCGGCTACTATCTACCGCAACACCAACACTCAGCTTGCAATGGCAAAGGACAAGTTGACACTATGATCTCAGAGATCTCGTCCACGACAAAGTCGGGGGATCGTCTAACCATCGACATCACGAACCCCTATGAGTCGGGGGTCGCGGTCAAGGAGATTACTGGTCTGGGGCCAGTAAAGGCGGACATCAGCACTGATGGATTCGCCCTGCTGGACGGAGCGTTCCTTAAGGGGATCAGGGTTGGTACTCGTACTGTGGTACTGACTCTGATCCCCTGGGGGACCGACATTCAGGAACTCCGACTCAAGACATATTCCTACTTCGGAGTCGGGGAGACCATTACTCTCGGTGTGACAACCGACTGGCTTAACGTGCACTCCGACTTCATCGTCGAGTCCGTCGAGCCGAACATCTTCTCTGAGCGGCAGGAGATCCAGGTCTCCCTTCTTGGACTAGACCCGTATTGGAAGTCCTCTGCTACTCAGATTCAGAAGGTTGTGGGCTTCAACGACAATACACCCACCTTCGAATTCCCATTCTTCTCACAGGACAATCACAAGCTCAAGTTCGGCGACATGACCAACTCCTCGGGTAAGGACATCCGGTACCTTGGCGACTACCCCGCTGGAGTCACTATCACCGTCGAGTTCCTCGGTACGGTCAGTAACCTTATCCTGAGTAATACGACTTTCAACGAGACAATGTCTATCTCTCGAGCTGGAAACTTCTACGCTGGAGAGAGTATTGTCGTGGACACTCGTCCTGGTAAGAAGTCAATCACTCACCAGGCTCGAGGAAGGAAGTCCTACATCACTGGGGTTCTGGCACCAGGGAGTACCTGGATTCAGATGCACCCAGGAATTAACACGATCGCCCTTCAGTATGCTGGAGGCGTTGACGACGTGAACGTCTCTATGGAATACGATACGCTTTATAGGGGGATCTAATGCAGCTGTTCTTCGCATTCCTTCATAACTACAATTCTTGGATTGAGGTTCCGAATAACTTCTACTCCCTCAACTGGACTGAGCGGGCATATGACTACGGCCAGTTCGAGCTCCAGCTCTACTCGGATCAACCCGGGTACGAGTACAGTCTTGGGAACCTGTTTATTCGAGATGACACATCTACCGCCATGGTCATCGAGACGGCTACGGTGAAGCAGGAGGATGACGGTGTCTATCTCCACAAGTATACCGGGCGCTCTCTCGAGTCGATGTTTGAGTGGAGAGTCCTACCTCACAGGCAGTGGATTGAACCCGACAAGAATGGCCAGTTCAATGCTCAGATGACTGCTGAAAACTTGGCCCACGCGCATCTTGGGAAGGATGCAGAAGCTGCTCGTAGGATCGATAACTTCAACTTCCACCGGGAAACTCGAGTGTCTCAGATGGCCTACGTCAACGACACTGGGCAGAAGATCCAGGATGGTAAGTGGATCATCTACGACCGAGCACCCATTGCTGAGATGTTCAAGAACGTCTTGTCGGCGTGCAAGCCGAACGGATATTCTCTCTTCTACAAGATCAAACTCGAGAACCAGGGTATTCACTGTTACGTAACTGCCCCGCATCTCATCAATACGATCACACTCGCTCAGGAGAACGACAACTTCTCCGACTTCGAGTCAGTGGACTCCATTGTCGATAAGAAGAGTACGATCTATGAGGTCTGGGACTCCGGAGATGTGGATCTGAAGTGGATTGCCGATGGTAGCACGCACACTCGGGCGCACACACTGCGATCTGAGAATCCAATTACTCGACGAGAAGTCTTGTGGGATAATACTCAGGTCCACAAGCCCTACTCGATCAAGGACTGGAAAGCGCTTACCGATCTTCAGCGGAAGCATATCACCTCTCTGAGCGAGGTGTGGTATCCCTTCTGGGTTCTGGACGCTATGTTCCCTAAGTATACCCCACTCAAGATGATCTCGGGTAAGATCAACAGCTTCTCCAATGTTGAGTACCGTACTGGGTTCGATGTAGGAGATATCTTCTACTACGTCCCCTCGGGCAGCAACGCAGAGCCAATTGAGTGCCAGCTGACTGAGATGACTGAGTCTTGGTCCAGTAGTGGGTTCTCTCGGGTTCCCACTATCTCAATGTCGTCTCGTACCAAGTGGAATGGTGACGGCTTCCGTATTGACTTCACTCGCGGTGGCCCCGGAGAGGTCATTGCTCCTCGAGAAAGGGATTGATGCATGGCCATTTCTAGTGGTTTCTACAACTCGGTGAATGGTGACCGGACATACGATGCTGACCAGTTCGGATCGCTCTTCGACGGTATCATCGCACCGGGTGTCTTCCCGAACGTGGGAGACAAGTTCCGAGTTCGCCCCACCAACAACGGTATGTCCGTGTATGTAGGTTCTGGTAAGGCATGGCTGAACAACCGATGGGTAGAGAACTCCGGTGATGAGACGGTGACACTCACTGGTTCTCACGCGACACTGGACCGAATCGACCTGGTATGTATCGAGGTTGACCGATCCAAGGCGGTCCGTGGCGCCAAGATTAAGGTTGTCCAGGGTACCCCTGCGGTTACCCCTCTGATCCCGAATGTCGGTGACAGCGGTGACAGACAGACCTTCGCTCTTGCCCAAATCAAGGTCATTAAGAACTCTCGACAGATTGTTGCCGAGAACATCATCAACCTTGTTGGTAGTGCTCGCACCCCTTATGTTCGCGGACCTCTCGAGACGATCAACCTGGATTCTCTCCAGGCCAAGCTCCAGGGAGAGTTCAACACATGGTTCGACTCGGTTCGAGATGCACTGGCTAATGCTGGGGGTAACACCTCGACTGACGTTGCCAACCTCAAGGTGAGCGACAAGAACCAGAACGACCGCATCCAGGCTGTCGAGGGACGGGTTGCTGGGACCGAGCTCAAGATAACACAGATCAACGAGAAGTTCAGCAATTCCGGGTCTGTCTATGGGATGCTCAACGACTCGAATGTAGGCGTCCACAACTCGATCTACCGAGGTGCTTCCCTTGGTAGCTCGGTGACTCCGTACCTCCAGGCGATTCGAAGCGGATCGTTCTCTGGGCTGTACCTCGGAGACTACTGGACCTACTCTGGTGTTACCTGGCGAATCGTGGCGTTCAACTACTTCATGAACATTGGTGAGCCGCCATTCCGACAGAACCACATTATCGTGGTCCCTGACCGATCCCTGTTCCGAGACGCATGGTCCACCACGATCCCAGATCAGCGCTCATATGTGGACTCAACCATCAACCAGTCCACTATGACTCAGGCCAGTCGCATGGCTGAGTCTCTGTTCGGCAGGTCTAACATGGTTGGCGTCTGGACTCGAGTCGCTACTGGGTACGATGGTAACGGCGCAGTCAGGGATTGGCGCTGGTATAACCCGCACATCAATATCATGGACGAGGCCATGCTCTGGGGGACATCGATCTTCAACGATCCCCTCGCCAGGGGTATGCACCACAACCAGTTCCCCGCCTTCCGACTCAACCCCGCCCTTGTTAACATTGAGGAGGAATACTGGCTTCGTGAGCGCGCTTCTGCACAGACCGCGGTCTACATGAAGTCCACGGGCCAGTTCTCCCACGCCCCGATTAACTACTCACTCGGGGTTCGTCCCTATCTAGCGATCGGTTAACATGCAGCACTTCGGATTCAACCCCCTGACTGACATTGTCCTTGCGATATTCTTGTCGGTTCTGGGATCCTCCGGAATGTGGGCTTGGATCATGAAGCGCAGTGAGCAGAAGTCCGCCACATCAAGGCTTCTGCTCGGAATGGCCCATGACCGGATTGTATATGTCGGGAAGACATATCTTCATCGAGGATTTCTCACCCTCGACGAGTATGAGGACTTCATGAAGTATCTCGTAGAGCCCTATTCCGAGTTCGGGGGGAATGGGCTTGCTGAGAAGATTGTGAATGAGGTCAAGAATCTTCCCGTCGTCCCCACCCCTAGACCCCCGGCGAAGAGGAAAATCAATGGCAAAGCACCTTCAGGAGAGTAAGTTGAACAACAAGTCCTACGACGTCCTCAAGTGGGTTGCGCTGGTTGCCCTTCCGGCTACCTCTGCGCTCTACCTCACTCTGGCGGCTCTGTGGCACCTTCCTCACCCGACGGAGGTTGCTGGAACTATCGCTGCGATCGACACCTTCCTGGGTGTTCTTCTTGGCGTGAGCTCCACCAAGTACCAGGGGGCTCAGCCCTCCGGCGCTCTCCATGTGTCTGAGGACCAGGGGATCCACGCCACCTTTGACCAGGGCGTCGCCGAGATGCTCCGTAACGGGAAGGTGACGCTGGACGTCAAGCAGGTCTAAGCGAGAAAAACCTGCGGTATAATGAACCCCTAGAAAGGAGCCCATCCATGAAGAACCCTGACCCCATTCAGCAGACAATTGAAGCTGCTCTGAAGGAGGCCGAGCTTCACGATCCTGCTAGTGAGGACTACACCACAATTGCTCGAAATGTCGAGACTCTTGCAAAAGCCAAAGCCCTTGGCGAGAGCAAGAAGCTCAGCAAAGACGCAATTCTCGGTGCAGCTACCTCTCTGGCCGGTATCGTAGCCGTCCTCCAGTACGAGCGACTTGCAGTCGTCAGCTCGAAGGCGTTCGGTTTGATCATGAAGGTTAAACCCTTCTGAGATTCGCCTGGCCCCCTGTGCTATACGCATGGGGGGCTGGGCTTATCTTTTTTTTCTACGCGTGAAAAACGGGCTCTATATTGAAACCCGTCATAGAAAGGACACTCTCATGAACCTCTCTCCCGCCGCTGCACAGGCCGCCCTCGACTACGCCGAGGAGCTTGCTGCTACTGGACTGAGCTCTGAGCAGTACGACCACTACTACCTCTGATTCAGTTCTAGATCCCGCCATGGGATCTAGGCTTATCTTTTTTTTTTTCGCAAGATAAACCAGCCCTATATTGAAGATCCTACGAAAGGAAAGACTATGCTCTACATCGCCCTCTGCCTTGTCACCATCCTCACCATCTTCTTCGCTGTTGCTCACGAAGAGCAGAAGTACGCCGCCTTCAACCTCAAGGCCCGCATACGGACGCTCGAAGTTGAGAACGCGAAGTTGCGCGCTGAGCTGATGACTGATGAGGAATGGGATACGATGGTGGAACAGGCTCTCGCCGTTTCCCGTTGATCCAAGTTCTATACCCCAACATGGGGTATAGGCTTTCCGCGAGAAAAACCATGCCTTATATGAGACCCCTCTAATTTGAAAGGAAACCCTCATGACTGAGACCACCGACACCACCGTTGAGACCAACGAGAAGATTGTCGAGTTCAAGTTCAACAAGGACGCTGTCCTGCCCGCTATCAAGCGCAACTCCAAGAAGTTGATTGCTGGCGCCGCTGTATTTGCAGCCGGTACCGCACTCACCCTCATGGCGTTCCGCTCGGTTCCGGACACGGACGAGCCCGAAGAGCTTGAGCACGACGACCTCGATGAGCTCGACGAGATCGAAGCCTCTGAAGAGACCGACTGAGACCTCATCCTATATCCCGACCTGGGATATAGGCTTTTCTAAGGAGTACATATGGAATTCGGACAGTGGCTTGGTATCTATGGCCTACTGCTGCTTATCTGGCTTGAGCTTCGAGACATTCGAAAGAAGATGAAGTAGCCCGCGAGAAAAACCGGTCCTATATTGAAACCCCTCCGTTTGAAAGGACCACTCATGACCCGCATCATCGTTTCTGTCATCAAGAGCGCTGTTTTCATCCTCGGAATTGTTCTCGCCTCCTGCTTTATTGGCAGGGGTGCGAACTCCCGGATGAAGCACGTTGTTGGTGTTCAGCAGCGCTTCATCGCGCGCCGTGATCGTAAGATCAACCGCTGGTAATTCAGCACTATACCCCGACTTGGGGTATAGGCTTTTCCTCGAGAAAGGAGCACACATGTTCGAGGAACCACCGATCTACTACATCCTCATCAGCCTCATCTTCCTGATCGTCTTCGGAGCAATCAGCTTCGCCACCTGGCTTGTGTGGCTGACGAACGTCGCATTCTTCGCCAAGCTGGTCGTCACGGCGATCGGGTTTCTCCTCTGTGCGATGACAGTCATTCTCTACACGATCTCGGCGGATTGATATGCTAGTCGTACTTCTCGGTCCAAGTTGTTCAGGCAAGTCCACATTCCAGAAGGAGCTGGTTGAGAATGAGGGATACCATGCAGTACGAACTGCCACCACACGCCCTAGACGTATGGGAGAGGACCTATCTTCCTACTACTTCCTCAAAGATCAAAGCTTTGCTGAATGGGAAGTACGGGGTGACCTCCTGTGCGTCGAGACCTTCCGAGGATGGCACTACGGGGTACCACGTGACGAGATTACCCGGAGGGGAGACCGCCCTAATCGAGTTGTCATCCTCACGCCCGGAGGTGTCATGGAACTCCTATCACGACACCCAGACATTATCACAGCCGATGCGCTGTCCATCCTATACCTCGGAGTCGATGGTACAACCGGAGAAGCCCGAGCCTGCAAGCGAGGAGATTCTCGACGAGAGTATCTTAGACGCATGGCGGCGGACTCTATCGACTTTCGGCACTTCCCTAGGGAAAATGGCGTCTGGGAGTTCACCCCAGATTTTATCCTGGATTGTGTCAACAATCCGCAGAACTACACACTGAAGCCACGTCTCAAGCGAGTCGAAAGGAAGCACAAGTGAGCATCATTTGGTGGACCCTGTATCTTATCGGGGCGATTTCTATCGTCATCCTCTGGATCAACATCATGACCCTCATCGTCCGAGTCTTCACCTACATCTTCAAGTCCGAGTGGTGTAAGGTCAAGGTTATTCAGGGACCTCCTGGGCCTAAGGGCGAGCCGGGGGAGCGAGGTCCTCGTGGGTATGATGGAGAGCAGGGCCCTCGAGGGGACTTTGTTATTACGTCCGACCTCCGACGAGAGATCGACCGAACCATCAAGCAGCAGGGGGTCCTCACTCGTAAGGACATCGAATCTCTCATCCGCATGGAGGTAGCTGCTCACCTGAGCAAGCTCGAGATCTCTCGTACGACATATCCCGGGCTCGGTAAGGAAGAGACCAAGATCCAGATGAAGGAGGACAAGTGATCAATGCGAACGGTTTTACGCAATTCTTCAAGACTAACGCTCCGGCTATTCTCACGGCCTCGGCATGCGTCGGGACCGTTGCTACGGCCATACTCACAGCGAAGTCTACTACGCTCGCAGTCGAGAAGATCGCAGACTACTGCGAAGCCAATCTTCGCTCACCCGAAGACCTCTCTTGGAAGGAGAAGTTCGCAGTATCATATCGAGTATATATTCCCCCGGCCATCGCAGGCGTATGCACTCTGGTATCGATCATCGCGGCGAATCGTATTCAGTACTCTCGAGGAGCGGCGTTCGCACTGGCTTACACAGGTTCGGAGGCGGCGTTTAAGCGATATCGAGAAGCGGTGGCGGACGTGGTTAAGCCGAAGGACCGCGAGAAGATTAAGGCCCGCGTTGCAGAGAAATCGGTATCGGCAGCTGGCGAACCACATTCCGGAACTATTCTTGTGGCCGGGGGAGGGGACGTTCTCTGCTATGACATCTTCTCGGGGAGGTATTTCAAGTCCGACATCGAATCCATCCGCCGAGTCGAGAACAACATTAATGGGCAGCTCAACCTTGAGTGCTACGCTTCCCTCAACGAGTTCTACAACGGACTTGGACTTCCACCCATTGCAGCCGGTGAACTGGTTGGATGGTCCGAACCGAACTCCCTCTCCGTCGAGTTTGGTTCTCAGCTCACTGAAAAGGGTGAGCCAGTCCTTACGGTCGACTTTCTAGTCGCCCCCAAGGAAAACTACTTCAAGATCAACTGAAAGGAAACCATCAATGTTCTCTCACATCATCCGCGTTCGTGGTATCTTCGACGACGAGCCCACCACCAAGAAGCTCTACTTCCACATGTCTCGCCGTGAGATGTTCGACTTCATCAAGCGGTATGACAATGTGACCAACTTCGAGAAGTGGCTCCAGGCCGCTATCGACAACGAGGACCTCTACACTATGATGAAGTTCTTCGACGACCTCATCGGTTCTGCCTATGGTGAGCGTCAGGGCGAGCGCTTCGTCAAGTCCGAGCAGATCAAGGAGTCCTTCCTCAACTCGCCTGAGTACGAGGAGCTCTTCGACCAGCTCATGGACAACCCGGCTCTCGTTCGTGAGTTCTACAACGGTATCCTGCCTGAGAAGATCATGAAGCAGGTTCAGCAGGATCCGAAGTACAAGGAGCTCGACTCCAAGCTGAAGGAGACTGAGCTCAACAATCTCTGATTCATATTTGGGGGCCCTGGAGAAATCTGGGGCCCCCACCTCCTTGAAAGGAGCCACCTTGGCTAACGCACCGATCCGTCCGAACCTCCCGTCTAACAGCAAGCTCCCCGAGCGCAAGAAGGTCGAGCAGGTCACCACTGCCACCGTCACCAAGAAGAAGTCTAGCTTCGGAACGAAGGCTGTCTCGGCTTTCGTCGGAGAGGATATCCACAATGTCGGCGAGTATCTACTTTACGATGTTACGATCCCTGCTATCAAGAACACACTCTCGGATCTGGTCAGTCAGGGCATCGAACGTCTCCTCTTCGGAGAGTCTTCTCCTCGAGCTCGCAGCTCGTCCGGGGGGTCCCGTGTCTCATACGGATCATATTCTCGACCAGGCTCAGCACCAGGCAATCGCCGAGACGCTTCTCCTCGTACACGTCGATACCATGATTTCTCAGAGATCGAGCTCGAGTCCAGAGATGAAGCTTATCTCGTTATCGACCGACTTGGCGACATCATCGAGGAGTACGGTCTTGCCACCGTCGCCGACCTCTACGATCTCTGCGGTATCACTACCGAATACACTGACGAGAACTGGGGCTGGACTTCGGCCCGGTACATGTCGGTGATCCGTAGCCGTCGTGGCTACATGCTTCAGCTCCCGAAACCTGACCACATCAATGCACGATGAATCCTCAGCAAGTGCGGCTTGAACTTATCGCCGCCTATCCATTCTCAGACAAGTGGCGTCGCCGTGTTGAATGCATGGAAGACGACCAGGCAATCGCTATCTATCTTCGACTCAAGGAAGCAGGACGTATCAAATGAATCTCGGAATTGTTACCCGTCTCGCTGGACGCGCAGGACTGGTTCTCAGCAAGCACGCCCCCACTATTCTGACTGCAGCCGGTACTGTCGGCTTCATCGGGACCACTGTTCTCGCCTCTAAGGCAACCCTCAAGGTTGAGGAGACTATTGCTGAGGAGGCTGCCCTTCTCGTCAAGGTCCACGAGGCCCACGAGGACGGTAAGCTCACCGACAAGGATGCCACTCGGGACAAGGTTATCCTCTACACCCGAATGACCACCAAGCTCGGTAAGCTTTATGCCCCCGCCCTGATTCTTGGGGCGGCCTCTATCGCTTCTCTGATCACCGGACACGGGATCATGCTGAAGCGTAACGCCTCTCTCGCTGCAGCTTACGCCGCTGTGGACCAGGCCTTCAAGACCTACAAGAAGAAGATCGAGTCCAAGTTCGGTAAGGACGCTGTGCTCGATGCTCTTGTGTCTACTGCTGAGGAGGACCTCACAAAGGATGAGATGACTCTCGAGGCTATCTCTGCTGTCGACGGGGTCTCCCCTTACGGCGTTATCTTCGACGACACCAACGTCAACTGGTCTGCTGATGAGGACCTGTCCATGCTGCACCTCAAGTGCCAGCAGCAGTACGCGAATGATATTCTGCAGACTCGTGGGCACATCTTCCTCAACGAGGTCTACAAGATGCTTGGGTTCCCCCACACTCCCGCTGGTGCTGTGACTGGTTGGGTCAAGGGTAATGGCGACGACTTCGTCGACTTCAACATCTTCGAGGGCACCTTCGAGGGTGAGGACAAGAACGGTCGTACTGTCACCAAGTGGGCGCTGGACTTCAATGTCGACGGCGTGATGTACGACAAGATCTGAGGTGACCATGCTTGACAAAATCGCATATTTCGCAGCCGGGGCTATCACAGGCGGCCTTGGCGTATATTTCGTTCTTGCTCGCAAGTTCGAGCAGGACTTCCAGGAAGCCACAATCGAGATCAACAAGGAGCTTGCAGAAATTGCTGAAGCGAAGCACAAAGAGCGAGTGGGAGATGGCTCTGATTCAGAGGATCGCGAACCCGATTCTGAGCCGGTGGTACCGAGCGTTGCTGTGGACTACTCTCCGACTCCTGTGGAAGATTCCGACCAGGAGGAAGTAACCAAGCGTACGATGGATCGACAGCACTTCGAGGCCTACCAGATCACCGAAGAGGAGTTCCGGGCTAAGGGTCATCAGGAGCATGTCGAGCTTACGTACTATATGGAGGACGACGTATTCGCTGATAACCGGGGCGTTCCTATGCAGGACACGTCCTGGTTCGACAACATCATAAGCGGAATCTCTGCCTCCGATTCTATCATTTATGTCCGAAGCATGAGCCGCCACGCGGACTTCGAGATTACTATTCTCGACGATTCCTACGAGCACTCGGTTCTCGGGGTTGAGTATTACGAGGACGAGTAATGATCGAGGCGGCACCGGATAACTCATATTTCGAGTGGCTTGTGGATAGGACTGGGGATACTCGCATGGCCGAGTGTCCCGAGGAGTCATATTTGAGCCTACTCGAGATCATGCACCAGACGCCGTTCCGGGTGACGATCCAGAACGACATCAATCGTGCACAGGATGGTATTGACCTTCGTAGGCAGTTTGTTCGAGAGAACAACGACGTGTCCTACGTCTGGCTTAATGAGCAGTCTTGCTCCATGCTCGAGATGTTCATCGCTTTGGCCGAGCGTATGGACATGATGCTCGAGGATGACGATACGCCATATTCTCTGGAATGGTACTTCTGGGAGATGGTGAAGAACTGCGGTCTCTACGACTACAACGATGAGGCCCTGTTCAACCCCCGCCACGAGGAAGAGGTAGAGTCTATTCTCGAGCGGATCAACTCAAGGGATTACACGAAGCTGGGGCACGGATCCATGTTCCCTCTTCGTGCGATCCCTCTTCATGGCGCACGTGATATGCGTAAGGCGGAACTCTGGGCCCAGATGAACGCCTACGCAAACGAACATTACTTGTAAAGGAGACTCATGGATTTCTACCGAATCTGCGAGCGTACCACAAAGAGTGGAAAGGTGGAAATCTACCCTGAGTTCCTCGTCGGACGATCGAGGGATATTCTTATTCAGGGGCGAGACTTCCAGGCAATCTGGGATGAGGAGAAGGGATTATGGTCTACAGACGAGTTTGACGTCGCTACGTTTGTAGACCGGTCCCTCTTCGAGCACCAGAAGAACCACAAGGGTCAGATTGAGACCGTTGTGAAAACTATGTCCAATTACAACACTGGACTATGGACCAGCTTCCAGACTTGGAAGTCCAGGCTACCTGATAACGGGCAGGAGCTTAACAGCAAACTCATATTTGCAGACAGTACTCCTAGAAAGGAAGACTATGCCACTGCAAGGCTGCCATACTCTCTCGAGGAGGGCGAGCCGGTCGCTTGGGGATCTCTCGTTGGAACTCTATATGATGAGGATGCTCGACGAAAGCTTGAGTGGCTCATCGGCTCCATCGTGGCTGGCGACTCTAAGAGGATTCAGAAGTTTGCCGTCCTATATGGTCCCCCGGGTTCGGGAAAGTCAACGATCCTCAATATTCTGGAGCTTCTATTCCAAGGCTATACAACTACATTCGATGCAGGAGCTCTTGGATCCAAGTCAGATCAGTTTGCTACAAGTACCCTCGGTAAGAGTTCGCTCGTGGCCATCGATCAGGATGGAGACCTCTCTCGTATCGAAACTAATGGCCTTCTTAACAGCGTGGTTGCCCATGAGACGATCCTGATCAACGAGAAGGGTGTGAAGCGCTACCCCAAGCGAATCAACGCCCTTCTCTTCATTGGCACGAACAAGCCAGTCAAGATCACAGACTCTAAGTCTGGTATTATCCGTCGATTGATTGATATCTCCCCCACCGGGCAAACCGTGGGGGCTGACGAGTATCAGACGCTGATGACGCAGATCCGTGACGAGCTTGGTAGGATCGCTAATCACTGTCTTGGGGTTTATAGGAGTCTTGGAAAGCACTACTACGACGCTTATAAGCCACAGGACATGATGATGAAGACCAATGTGCTCTACAACTTTGTTGAGGAGAACTACCTCCTCTTCAAGGAAGAGAAGTACGTTAGTCTCACCATGGCATACAAGCTGTATAAGGAGTACTGTAGTGAGAGTAATATCCCGTACCCGAAGAGCCGATACATCTTCCGCGAAGAGCTCAAAGATTACTTTGACGAGTTTCATTCACGTGTACAGCATGACGGCAATAGACTACGCAGTGTCTATTCCGGCTTCAGGGATTACTTACTGGATCCTGCCGAACTCGAGGCTTCTCCAGAGGAGCCATATTCACTGGCCCTCGACTACTCCGAGTCCCTTCTCGACGACGTTCTGGCGGACTGTCCAGCCCAAAGAGCCGGAGACCATGGGACTCCGCAGTTCCGATGGGCAAACGTTCGAACCGCTCTTCGTGAGATAGATACTCATGAAGTCCACTACGTCAAAGTCCCAGAGAACCACATCGTCATCGACTTTGATATCAAGACGGACGGTAGGAAGGACCTTAATCGAAACCTTCAGGCCGCCTCAGAATGGCCCCCTACCTACGCCGAGACCAGTCAAGGTGGAAATGGAGTTCACCTCCACTACATCTACGACGGAGACCCTTCCGAACTGGCGAGGCTCTACGACGAAGACATTGAGATCAAAGTCTTCACGGGTGATTCCTCTCTGAGGAGAAAGGTCACTCATTGCAACAATATCCCGGTGGCTCATATTTCGGAGGGGCTGCCGTTTAAGGAGAAGAAAGTGATCAACAAGACCACCATGGCCAACGAGAAGAAGGTCAGGGAGCTTATTGAGCGCAACCTTCGGAAGGAGATCCACCCCTCGACTAAGCCCTCGGTCGACTTCATCGCCAAGATCCTCCGTGACGCCAAGGAACAGGGGATGGTGTATGATGTCAAGGACCTGAAGCCTCGTGTGCTGGCGTTTGCCATGAACTCGACGCATCAGTCTGAGGCAGCCATCAAGGCAGTGATGGAGATGCCATTCACCAACGAGGACCCCGAGGAGAAGTCTGTAGGGTTCCCGACTGGTGAGCTGGTATTCTTCGACTGCGAGGTATTCCCGAACCTGTTCCTTGTGAACTGGAAGGTGAAGGGTAATCCGCAGGTACACCGGATGATTAACCCCACCCCCGAAGAGATCGAGGCCCTCTGCGAGATGCGGCTTGTCGGCTTCAACTGCCGTAAGTACGACAACCATATTCTCTATGCTCGTACGCTGGGTTTCACCAACGCCAAGCTGTACGACTTGAGCAAGCGCATCATCGAGAACAGCGTTACTGCTGGGTTCGTCGAGGCTTACAACCTGTCCTACACGGATGTGTACGACTTCGCAGCCACCAAGATGTCCCTCAAGAAGTGGGAGATCGAGCTTGGTCTGCATCACCAGGAGCTCGGCATTCCTTGGGACGAGAACGTTCCCGAGGATCGCTGGGAAGAGGTGGCGGAGTACTGTGATAACGATGTTATCGCAACCGAGGAGGTCTTCAACCACCTCCATGCGGACTGGCAGGCCCGACTTATGCTTGCCGAGCTGTCTGGCTTGACGCCTAATGATACAACCAACAAGCACAGTCAGTTCATCATCTTCGGGAAGAACAGGAACCCCCAGAGTGAGTTCGTTTACACCGATCTCAGTGAGCAATTCCCTGGCTATCAGTACGCTTTCGGCAAATCTACCTATCGTGGGGAGGAGGTCGGTGAGGGTGGATACGTCTACGCCGAACCAGGAATCTACGTCGACGTCGCACTTCTCGACGTTGCGAGCATGCATCCCACTTCAATCGAGTGTCTCAACCTCTTCGGAGACCGATACACTCAGCGTTTCAGCGAGATCAAGCAGGCCCGAGTCGCCATCAAGCACCACGACGACAAGCTCGCAGGATCTCTCCTAGACGGAGCTCTCAAGCCGTTCCTTGAGGAGGGTGTGGATTATGAGGCACTGGCCTTTGCTCTTAAGATCGTCATCAACTCGGTGTACGGTCTCACTGCAGCGAAGTTCCCCAATGCTTTCAAGGACCCCAGGAACGTAGACAACATCGTCGCAAAGCGTGGCGCTCTGTTTATGGTGGATCTGAAGCACTTCGTCCAGGAGCAGGGCTTCGACGTTGCGCATATCAAGACCGACTCGATCAAGATTCCGAGGGCTACTCCCGAGATCATCGAGAAGGTTATGGAGTTCGGCAAGAAGTACGGATACAACTTCGAGCACGAGGCTACTTACGACCGTATGTGTCTTGTGAACAAGGCTGTCTATGTCGACTACGAGGACGGACACTGGAGTGCTACCGGCGCCCAGTTCCAGCACCCCTACGTCTTCAAGGAGCTCTTCTCGAAGGAGGAGCTGGATATTCGAGACGTGGCGGAGACCAAGAGCGTCACAACCGCTCTGTATCTGAACAACGGAACAGAAGAGAAGCCAGAGATGGAGTTCGTCGGCAAGACCGGCGCTTTCGTCCCCGTCAACCGTGGAGGCGGGATCCTTCTCCGCGAGAAAGATGGTAACTACCATGCCGCATCAGGCAGTACCGGTCACCGGTGGGTACAGTTCGAATCATTCAAGGAAGCCCACGCAGACGACTGGAAGGAGTGGGTCGACTGGAGTTACTTCGAGGGTCTTGCTGACGATGCAAAGGCTGCGATCGGAGACTTCGGCGACTTCGAGGCCTTCACCCTTGGAGCTTGAGCCGTATATTTGGAACGGGGATAACGATGGCTGAGTACGAGAACCAGTGGGGTCCGTATAAAGAGCACTCGATCGAGAAGGATCGAGACCCGGTTCTTGACAATCCGATCATCTACGGGGTCAATGTCAAGCACTTCACGGTGACTGTATATTCTCAGGACGGGCGAGTCAATAAGTATTGGAATGCCCGTATCCTCAAGGATGACCTGGGGTACTGTCGAATCGCTTGTCCCCGAGACGACAAGATTCTGTGCTTCAACTGGGTACACTGGACTGCGTACATGTTTACCCATGATGGCCTGAACGAGCTGGTATTCATGCCTGGCTCGAGCAGGAAGACTATTTCCCGACTGTACCATGAGGAGGTGAAGTGATATGTGTGGACGTTGGATGTGGATGTGGTCTCGTTGGCATGGTTGGACCCGGATTCACGTACAGGATGCCAACTGCTTCCGGTACAACTACACCTGATATGATCTGACGAAGATCTAGTCATGAAGGAGGTGAAATAATATGGGATGCTGGCGCTGGGTTCTTGTCCGCGGGCCTTTCTGGCAGCGGCACTGGATGTTCGTGCAGGATGCCGGATGCTTCCGTCATAACTACACCTGATGTGTAAAAGCCCCCGGGTCTGTAAAAGGGCCCGGGGGTCCGCGCCAGAAACTAAGGGTAATATGAGACCCCTCTACTCGAAAGGAAACCCTCATGCTGCCCGTTGCCAAGATTATCATCTCCGGACTCTCCTCCATTGGAGCTGGTATGATTGCCAGCAAGCTTACCAAGCCCTTGGTTTCGAACGCAAATGGAATCGCTAAGATTCTGCTTTGGTTCGGATCCGTGGGCACTGGTGTTGCTGCTAGTGCAATCGTTGCCCGCGAAGTGGAGCTGCAGTTCGATGCGACCGTCAAGGCCGTACAGGAAGCTCGAGACCACGTCGAGATCGAAGACTGATCTCTAACCCTATATCCCGAACCTGGGATATAGGTCTTTCTGAAAGGAGCACACATGCCAGGAAAGATTGTCGCCCACGATACCCATCTTCGGATCGACACGGAGTTCATTGAGCTCAAGGACTGCTTCGAGGCTTTCCGCCGAGGAGTGGAGTATCGCGAGAAGAATGACGTTGACGATATTCTCGTCATCTGTAACGCCCCCGACATCATTGAGTACCAGCTCAAGAACGGGGACAGCTTCGTCGTCACCTATGATCCCATCCACCGGATCATCGTGATGCGTGTGTTCCTCCACGACGAGGACATCACCATCAAGCCCATCTATATTTACAACAACCGTGAGTACCAGATTGCCTGCGAGTTCCTCCGGCAGGTAATGCACGACAAGATCGACCTTAAGGACGAGTGGATCGCATGAGTAAGAAGAACCCCAGTGTCATTGACTACTTCGACCTCAATGGCGACCTGAACGAGGAGGCCTATGAGTTCGAGGATGTCAAGCTTGACGAGTATATCGACAAGCGAAGCAACATCAAGCCCTCCTGGGTTGGTAAGTACAGTCACCAGCTGCACTTCGATCTTGCGGATGATACCGAGGTCAGCTTCTACAAGGGGCTGAATATTGTCTACGCTGACATCTACTTCGCAGGTGGAATCCGAACTATCCTGTTCAAGTGCCGCCAGAAGAAGAATCTCACCCGATTCATCTCTCGAGTGCTTGAGATTGCACAGGGAGATCCCTCGAACGTCCACCCCGATTTCCGAGCCTGATATTTAAGGAGTACACAATGGCACGACTGAGCAACCTCACTATCGAGAACGCCCGCATCTTCTTCAAGGACTTCTCCGCCGCTGGCCCTTACGCCGGTGGTACGAAGCGAACTTTCTGTGTTGAGATCCCCGAGGACATGGTTGAGGCCCTTGAGAAGGACGGATGGAACCTGAAGTCCCGGGAGTCTCGAACTGACCCGGATGCCCTCACCCACTATCTCAAGGTTGAGGTGTCCTACCGGGCTCGTCCGCCGAAGATCGTCTGCATCCCGAACCTGACTCGTCGAAAGGTGTTCATCACTGAGCAGACAGTGGACAGCCTGGACTACGTCGAGATCCTGAATGTGGATCTTACGATCAACCCCTATGTCTGGGAGGTCAACGGGAACTCCGGCGTGAAGGCATATTTGGGAACCATGTATGTCACGATCGCCGAGGACCCGCTCGACGCCAAGTACGATGAGGAGGTGGCTGCCTGATGCGACGTTATGGTTTCTTCAACTTCCTGTTTGACGTCTTCATGGTCTCGGTGACCGGAGGATTCTGGCTCATCTGGATCTTCATTCGGGAGATGCGGCGAGGCTGATTTTATACCCCGGGGTCTTTCAACGGGCCCCGGGGTCTCACACTCATAGAAAGGACACACGTGGCTAGCCGACTTATCGTCAGTGCTGATGATATTCTGAAGGCGGTCAAGGAGTCAGAGGAGTTCGAGAAGAAGGCCCTCAATGAGGCTCGTAAGCGAGATCGAGCTGAGGGAAAGCCCCCTCGAGAAACTCTGTATCCAAACCCGGATCTTAAGCCTGGTCGAGAGATCGTGCTCGACTACATCAAGAACCCAGAGCGTCGTCGTACGCCACGGTGTTCCGTTCACCTTGAGAAGCGGACTGCGAACAACAGCTATCGGTTTGTCGTGGACGTGTCTCAGGTAAGGAATCGAGAGCTTGCGGATGAGATTGAGAAGGATCTCTTCGCATTCATGGACTACCTTCTCGACGAGTACGACATCCCACGACGCATTAGAAGGAGCACCAAATGATTACTCTTATCAAGGTTGACGAGGGTCCCGTTGACATCTACGAGCTTCGTATGCAGTATCTTGCCAAGCTCAAGGAGACGGACGGGGTTATGCTCCCCACGTTCATCTACAGGAACAAAGACCTCTTCGTCACTGAGTTCAAGCCCACTTGTGATGACCAGTGGATCATGTATATGACGAACGCTGAGGGTCTCATCACCAAGATGCGTATTAAGAACGGCGACCTGATGAGCAACGGGTCAGTTCTCTTCCTCGCTGAGGAGCGGAAGACATACAACGCCAAGGAGTACTACGACTACTGGGCTGCTCGTGAGGGTAAGCCTGCTCCGTTCTTCTACGAGTCCCGGCAGTATCACGTCAAGTCCTTCATGCGGGTTCCCGGCTCTACCGATCTGTGGATTACTGCTGAGCGCGAGAGGGACCACTGGTACACCTTCCGTATGTCGGACGACCAGAAGTCCAAGTTCACTCGCCACACTATGACGAACGAGAAGGGGCACCAGAGTTATGACTGGGTCCTCGAGAATGTTGAGTGGGCCGCCGACACGATCCGTTATTTCTGAGGAGGACACGATGGAACTCACCGACGGTGGATGGTACAAGACCCCTCGGATTATCAAGGGGAAGGACTTCCTAGCACATATTCATGACACATACGCATCTGGAAATGCTATGTATGTGGAGTTCAAGGCGTCCGAGGGAGAGGTACGCATCCTCGAGTACCAGCGACTCTATGAGGTAGATACCGAAAGCGCGGTTCTGTTTACCATCAATACGTACCCCCAAGAGAGCATCCTCCTCAAGAACATTGAGGAGTACGAGTTCATCCAGTACCGACCCCAGAAAGCATGGAAGGCAATTCACATGGGAAGCACCAAGCGATTCAACCTCGAGCAGTTTGATCAGCTCTGGCTCGACCAGACATTCCAGAAGCTGCACCCGGTTATCGTCAACCACGACGGCAAGTTCTGGCACGTGATGGGGCTGAAGCTAGACGTGGACGCAGATGGCTCGTTCTGGGGGCTCTATCTCAAGCGTCAGGACAGCGACTTCATGAAGGAGATTCGCATGCCTCTGACTCAGAAGTTCATCTACAATCCCATCTCGGGTTCCTGGTCTCTTGACGACCCGACTCAGGAGATCAAAGACCTCGAGGAGATCAAGCAGACTCTCCGAGCCGATGCTATCCTGGATGTGACTGTCTCGGGTGTACCTATGAAGCTGATCCGGGTTCAGGAGATCGCAAAGGGGGTTCTCTTCTTCGTCTTCCAGGATGAGGAGAAGAACAAGCGGTACTACTACAACCGCCCAGCCATCAAGCTCCGTATCGTCACGGACTCGGAGACGGGTGAACAGAAGTACCTCCTGGATCACATCAAGGCTATGCACATTGACTGAGCGCTGGCGAAGTTTACCTCACCCCTACTCAAGGTATGAGGCATCAGATCTCGGTCGGGTGCGGAATATCTCGAGTGGGCGAGTTCTTCGGATCCAGAAGTGCTCAGACGGGGCTCCCGGGTTCTCCTTGTATCGCGATGACTCAGGTAAGCAGACCATGGTTCGCTGTGGTATTGTTATCTGGCGTGCGTTCAACGGAGAACCCGGGAGGCGGCACTATGTCGTCCACCTGAATGGCGATATGGCTAACGCCCGTCTCGAGAACCTGGATCTCGTATCGTATTCGGCGTACCGGCAGGCCTGGTATGAGGAGTACAACGCTCGGATGGATGCTCTCTTCGAAGAGACCCGGTCTGAGTTCGACGACTACATCTTTGGCTCATGTACTGAGTCGGAGGCGGATAGAAAGGTTCGCTTTGGCGACTGAGAACTGGAAGACGATCCCCAGCCTCAACGACAAGTACGAGGTATCGGATCTTGGGCGGGTTCGGAATAAGAACACCGGTCGTTTCCTCACACCCCGGTACAAGGATGGCTGCTACATGTATCGCATGGAGAAGCCCAGTGCACATGGTCGGCAGCGCAAGGTCTACTCGGCGGCTGTGCTCGTATGGAGCCTGTTCGTCGACAAGATCCCGGATGGATACTGGGTTCAGTACAAGGATGGGAACCGGCGGAACCTGGCCGTGCCGAACCTCTACCTTAAGTCCAACTCCGAGTTCCGCAAGGAGGAGTACGAGGATGGTCGCTCTGGATTCTTGAGGGTGAAGTCCGAGTTCGACGAGTGGATCTTCGGGGACTGCATCGAAAGGAGAACTCGATAGAATGACAGTTGTGTACCGTCCTGAGCAGATCCAGGCGGTGCGTCAACTGCAGAACGGCAGCATCTTGGCGGGTGGCGTTGGCTCGGGGAAGACCCTGACCAGCCTTGCGTGGTACCTCACGTCGGTTTGTAACGCCGCCTCATTCAAGAAAGGGGGGTCCTTGGCTAAGAAGAAGGTCAAGGGCTCCCCTACGCTGTATGTCATCACAACCGCTAAGAAGCGGGACTCCCTTGAGTGGGAGGAAGAAGCTGCGCGTCTCGGTCTGAGTACAGATCCTGAGTGTTCGTTCACCGGCTCCGCTATTGTGGTGGACTCGTGGAACAACATCGGGAAGTACTCGGATCGAGAACACGCGGTATTCTTTTTCGATGAGCAGCGTGCTTCCGGCAGTGGGCGCTGGGTCAAGGAGTTCTTGAAGATCACGAAGAAGAACACCTGGCTTCTGCTCTCAGCCACCCCTGGAGATGTCTGGATGGACTACCTCCCGGTATTCATGGCTCACGGATTCTTCAGGACTCGTACGGAGTTCATGGAGGATCATGTCATATTTGACCGCTTCGCAAAATACCCCAAGGTCAAACGATACATAGGGGAGGCGAAGCTGCAGCGACTTCGACGGAGTATCCTTGTGGAGATGCCGGTGGAGCGACACACTACTCGTGAGAGGGAGACTGTCTACTGCGACTACGACCGCGACTTGTATAAGTGGGTCGTGAAGAATAGAATGGACCCATGGACAGAAGAGCCACTGCGTGATGCTGGTGGCGTGTGTCGAATCTTGAGAAAGGTGGTCAGTGATAATGACTGGCGTTCAGCAGAGGCCAAGCGCATACTCTCAAGCAATGAGAGAGTTATCGTATTCTACAACTACAACTATGAACTCGATAGAATCCTTGCAGTTGCGGAGAGCCTTGGAGTGCCTGCAGCGCAATGGAATGGACATCGGCACGATGCTATTCCAGGAGGAGACCGATGGATCTATATCTGTCAGTACACCTCGGCAGCAGAGGGATGGAACTGTACTAGTACCGATACGGTTCTCTTCTGGTCCCTCAACTATTCCTGGCGAGTGACGGAGCAGTGTGAGGGTCGGATCGACCGATTGAACACGCCATATTCTCGGTTGAAGTACTACTTTCTTGAGTCTCATTCCTCGATAGATGAGGCAGTTCGGCGGTCGCTGAGCTCGAAGAAGGTGTTCAACGAGAGGGCATTCGTCGGTTAGAATACGTGTGACGGTGGGTCGGGAGAGTGGTCACTCTTTATTTGGTGGCCATTTTTCCGTCCCACTGGCCATTTTTTTATGTTGCAGATGTGACAGATGTTACTCATCACACGTATTGTGGACAAAAAAGTGGACACTCAGGTGTCACACGTATTGTGGACTTTTCCTTGGGATTGCAACGAAAAGTCACAATGTGGCCATTTTTAGTAAAATATATATATTGATTGATTGATTGATTTTTTAATATATATATAAGTATAGGGCTTTTTTTGTCCACCCTCATCCAAGGGTATCCCTTCCACTACAATACGTGTGACACCCCTCGTCGCAATCTACGCATATAATGATAAGAAGGATAGAAACAAGCCTATCCCTTCTTATAGGCTTACCCAGAGGAGCACACCATGCGTGAGTCACAATTCCAAGCACAGCTCATCAAGAAGCTGAACAAGATGCTGCCCGGGATCATCATTCTAAAAAATGATCCCAACTACATTCAAGGTATACCCGATCTGATTCTTCTCTACAAGAATCGTTGGGCAGCCCTTGAGGTGAAGCGCGGCGCTATTGCGTCAGTCCGTCCGAACCAAGCACACTATGTTCGGACAATGCATGCCATGTCGTATGCAGCATTCATCTACCCTGAGAACGAGAGCGAGATCCTCAGTGAAGTTCAACAATCACTCACAGCTTAATGGAGCCCACGCATTCCTGAGTGCCAGTAAGTATCACTGGCTCAACTACTCTCCTGACAAACTGATCGAGACCTTCCGGACCGCCCAGGCTGCCGCAAAAGGTACCCGTCTTCACGAGCTCGCCGCTGAGCACATTCGGTTGAAGATGCGAATGCCTCGAAACAAGGTGACATTCAACAACTATGTTAACGATGCTATTGGGTTTCGGATGGAGCCGGAGCAAGTCCTGTTTTACTCGGTCAACTGCTTTGGCACTGCTGACGCTATCTCCTTTGACAAGGGCCTGCTTCGCATCCACGATCTGAAGACTGGCGTTCACCCTGCCAAGATTGATCAGCTCATGATCTACGCGGCACTCTTCTGCCTCGAGTATGATGAGCGTCCTGGGGCTATCAACTACGAGCTCCGTATCTACCAGAATGACGATATTCAGGTAGCAAACCCGGAGGGCGACGACATCGCCCCTATCATGGACACCATCATCCAATTCGACAAGTTGATCGAGAAGATCAAGGAAGAGGAGGCCTAATGGATCTCGCCCACTATGGTGTTAAGCGCCGTTCCGGGCGCTATCCTTGGGGTTCTGGACAGGACCCGCACCAGCACTCTGGTGACCTACTCTCTACCATCAAGGATCTGAAGGCGAAGGGTCTCTCTGAGACTGAGATCGCCAAGGGTCTTGGTATGACCACCACCCAGCTTCGAGCCCAGAAGTCCATTGCTAAGAACGAGAAGCGTAAGGCTGACGTTGCGATGGTGGCCCGGCTCAAGGAGAAGGGGATGTCCAACACGGCCATCGGTCGTCGCATGGGCATCAACGAGTCCTCCGTTCGAGCGCTTTTAGACCCCACCCTCAAAGAAAGGGCGGGGAGTACCGAAGCACTGGCCAAGGAGCTCAAGAAGCAGGTCGGTAAGGACGGTCTTCTTGACGTCGGACTCGGCGTTGAGGTAAACATGGGTGTCACAAGCACCAAGATGAAGACCGCCACCGCCATGCTCGAGGCTGAGGGCTACCACGTCCACAAGGTGAAGGTCCAGCAGCAGACAACTGGTAAGTTCACCGAAATGAAGGTCCTGGTACCCCCGGGCATGGACTACAAGACGGTTCTGGCCAAGCGGGGCGAAATTAAAGCCCCCGGTGTCAATATTGAGGACCGGGGTCGTACCGTGTACGGTATCGAGAAGCCCACTGCAGTTTCCAGTAAGCGACTGAAGGTTCGCTATGGAAATGAGGGTGGTACTGATATGGACGGCGTTATTGAGGTTCGACGTGGAGTCAAAGACCTCTCCCTCGGTGGCTCAAACTATGCCCAGGTTCGTATCTCTGTCGACGGTACGCACTACCTCAAGGGTATGGCGATGTACTCGGATGACATTCCTAAGGGATATGATCTCCGGTTCAACACCAACAAGAACCCCACTGGTAATAAGCTTGACGCCCTCAAGAAGCAGACTGGCGACCCCTCGAACCCGTTCGGTTCGGTAATTCGCAAGCAGCTTCACTACACTGATGCCCACGGCAAGAAGAAGCTGTCGGCGATGAATATCGTCAATGATGAGGGTACTTGGGGTGATTGGTCGAAGACCTTGAGCTCCCAGTTCCTCTCGAAGCAGCCCGTCTCTCTTGCCAAGCAGCAGCTGCAGAAGGTTCGAGACAAGCGCCGTGCCGAGTTCGAGGAGATCATGGCCCTCACCAATCCCTCCGTCAAGAAGAAGCTTCTGCAGTCTTTCGCGGACTCAGTGGACTCTGACGCCGTGGATCTGAAGGCCGCCGCTCTTCCTCGACAGGCTAGCCAGGTCATTCTCCCTGTACCCAAGATGAAGACCACGGAGGTTTACGCCCCCAACTTCAAACATGGGGAGAAGGTTGTTCTTGTTCGTCACCCTCATGGTGGACGGTTCGAGATCCCAGAACTGACAGTCAACAATAAAAACCCCCATGCCAGAAAAGCCATAGGGACTAAGGTTAAGGATGCTATCGGCATCCATCCCAAGGTCGCTGAGCGTTTGTCTGGTGCGGACTTTGATGGTGACTCAGTTCTCTGCATTCCCAACAATAGCGGAAAGGTCAAGACCTCGCCAGCTCTTAAGGGGCTGAAGGACTTCGACCCCAAGGCTATGTATCCAGCATACCCTGGTATGAAGCCCATGACTTCTAAGCAGAAGCAGATGAAGATGGGTGAGGTTTCAAACCTCATTACCGATATGACTATCGGTGGTGCAAACCAGGCTGAGATTGCCCGTGCTGTTCGACACTCCATGGTTGTGATTGATGCTGAGAAGCACAAACTCAACTATAAGCAGTCCGAGATCGATAACGGTATTGCCGCCCTCAAGAAGAAATACCAGGGCAAAGCAAATGCTGGGGCTTCTACTCTCATCAGCCGTGCTTCTTCCGAGAAGCGTGTTGCTGAAAGAAAAGCCCGGTCCGCTTCAAAGGGTGGGCCTATCGATAAGCGGACAGGACGCAAGGTCTATGAAGAGACTGGGGCTACTTATGTAGACAAGCATGGTAAGACTGTACTTCGTACCGAGAAGTCTACCAAGTTGGCCGAGACCCATGATGCATACTCCCTCGTTTCTAAGAACGGGAGTGCTATTGAAACGGTCTATGCTAACCACTCCAACGAACTGAAGGCTATGGCTAACGAAGCCCGTAAGGCTACGCTTGCTATAC